TATGAACTTACTACTTCTAATGCAGGCTTTGAAAGATATCTTATTCCTGTAGCAGAATTGAAAGTTATTAATGATGCTTCTAACAGACATGCATCTGAAGTAAAGGAAATCTTGAATCTTCAAGAGTTGCCTGATCCGGATGAAAAGTTTTCTTACAGAGGTGTAGTTGATGCTTTGGACAGAATTGCTAATGCATTAGAAAGAATTGAAAATAAATTAGATAAGAAAAAATAAATCAAGTAAATATGGCACAAAGTGTTTTAGTAATTGCTGAGTCAGGCTCAGGTAAATCAACATCCATTAGGAATTTAAATCCTAGTGAAACGGTAATCATTAATATTGCTAACAAACCTTTACCTTTTAAAGGTTGGAAAAGCAAATACACAGCTTTGGATAAAGAAAATCCTAAAGGAAATCTATTAAGTGTTTCCTCTGGTCCGGGTGTATTAAAAGCAATGTTACATGTTAGTGAGAAAATGCCACATATCAAGAACTTAGTTATTGATGATTGGCAATATATGTCAAGCTTTGAGTATTTTGACAAAGCAGCTGAGAAGGGTTATGATAAATTTACTTCTATTGCAGCAAATCTTGCAGCAGTTGCTAAGGCACCAAAAGATCTCAGGGATGATCTCTATGTGTTTTTCTTAACACATTCAGAAGATAGCACTGATATCAATGGTAAACGTAGAATCAAAGCCAAAACTGTAGGTAAAATGATTGATAACTCTCTTACATTAGAAGGTTTGTTCTCAATTGTTTTATTTGGTAGAGTAATTAAAGAAGATGATGGTAAGCTTAACTATGTGTTTGCAACCCAAACAGATGGTGAGAATACCTGTAAATCCCCAATGGGTATGTTTGAGGAGGAGTTCATTGCAAATGATCTTCAACTTGTTAAAGAATGTATCCAGAAGTATGAAAATGAATAATAACTTTAAATTTTAAAAATCAAATCACATGTTTAGTACAAAAAACGTATCAGCAAACAGAGTAAGTCCAGTAATTGGACCAGGTAATCACAAAGTAAAAATCAACAGTTTGAGCTTTGATCCTACCCCTTATGATCCACAAGCATTCAACATTACATTGAATGTAGAAACAGAGCCAGTTGGTGGAGAGTTCCAAGGTTTCTTGGTAGATGCAGACAATCAGAATGGACCACGTTATAAAGGTCAGGTTGGACGTGTTAGAATGTCTCCTTATCCTTACAAAGATACAACTCTACCTACAGGTAGAAAGATTGTAGCTGCAGATGAGATGGTAAAAGCAATTGCTTTCTTAGCAGATGTTACCGGTAAAAGAGATGAAGTAGATATGATTGAAGCTAATTCTCTTGAGCAATTTGCAAATGCATGTAAACAAATCTTTAGAAACACTGAGTTCATTAATGCTTGCATTGGTGGTCGTGAGTGGGAAAACAATGATGGTTATGTAAATGTAGATTTGCATTTGCCACGTTTATCTAAAGCAGGTTTGCCACTTGAAGCAGTTGGTTCTACTGCAGGTAGATTGTTAACTTTCAATTATGATGAGCACGTAAGAAAGCTTGTTAAGAAAGAAGCAGCAGCAACTTCTGGGTTTGAGCCTACTTCAGGTAACTCAGGAGATGATTTTGATCTATAATTAGTAATCAGTTAAATATGGGAGGGCCTCCGGGCCTTCCCTCTTTAATTTATGTTCAGTACAAAAAACGTTATTGTTGAAGTAAACCAGGTTCCAAGCTATTGGGCTTTTCAGTATTACTTAGGTCTTAATGAAAAACTTACAGGTCAGGATATCAAAATTAAATCTGCATGGAATCCTTCAGAAAGGACTCCTAGTTTCTGCATTTATGTAGATAAAATACAGAGGCAGTATTTATTTAAAGATTTCTCAACTGGTAAGTTTGGTAATAAGATTACTCTTGTTATGGAGCTATTTAGTATTGACTTTGCATCTGCATGTGATAAACTTGTCCATGATTATAATGTCTTTATAAAGAATCAAGGTCAAGAATCTGTTGAGCTTAACCCACACACTAAGTGGGAACTGGATTTTATTAATCCAAGAGAATGGAATACTTTGGACTCAGCTTATTGGTTAAGTTATAGGATAGGAAAAACAATGCTTGAAGAATATAATGTCAAGCCTGTTGAGTACTATAATATGATTAAGGAAGAGGATGGTACTGTCAGTAAATTAAAAATTGAAGGTGAGCATATTTATGCTTACTGTGATAAAGAC